ATATGTATCATAATTACTATTAAATGAAATTGGATTATCCAAAGTTATATAAGGTGTATCCAACTCCAAAGTCATTGGCAACTTTACTTTTTCTACATTTTCTGCATAAAGTGTACTTATGAGATCTGAAACCTCAAATATTCGCCGCATCGGTTCACCATAATTTGAATATTCACTACTCGCTCTTGTTTCATTATAATGATAATATTTGATAAAATAATTTATTTTTTCCTGTAATTCCAATTCTTCAATTTCTCCTCTATAATATATTATACCATAAAGGGGGAGCAATTCAAAGTGGCGAATTAGGGGATCTCCAACGGGCATTCGGTTCTTAGGATCATTAATAAACTTTTGCATTTGAGGTATCGCTGGACTTGCTAAAGCTCTAATTCTTATATCCGAGACCACATTTTCATAAGTAGTCCCCGTAAAATCTAAAATTGATTTTTGTCTTACGGAATTTTCAGTAAAGAGTGATTGAATGAAATCAACTCCATTTATTGTACCAGTCACTTCACCATCGGAAGTTAATGCAGAAACTTCTAAAGCTCTAACAATAACCATATCTATAGGTTCACCTTGGCTGTTTTTGGCGGTATATGTATGACCGTTTTCAAACATTTCCGTACCTAGATCGCCGATGCTAAAGCCAAAGTTAACAGTTGGATCTTCTGTTTTAGTTATGTCAAATTCATATTCTGCTAAGTCATTATTTTCAACCCAAATATCATGCATGTTACCTACTCGGTATTCTTTATTGTTGATTACTTCAATTTCTCTGCGCATTAATTCATCACCAGTTCTAATTGGAAAAATATTAATTATTGTGCTGGCAAATTTATTTTTTAAAACCGACTTAATGGCCGGTTCATTAGAAAGATTTCTGACTGATATGCTATCCTGCACTCTCTCATATGTTTTCTCGGGAGGTTCCACACCAGCTCCATTATTAAATCCATAAGGATTACTTATTTGCACGGCTCTACTTTCTATAATAGGATTTAAACAGGTAGTTATAGCTTTCGGGTCTATATTATACTCATCAGATTTTTCTTCCGCTATAACCTCTAATTCGTGATAATAATACATACCTTCAGAATAATTAGCCATTTCAGTTGAAGTTATTTGGGTGTCTTTGATTGCACTAAATCTTAAATCGTTATCGGTGGCAAAACCTGTGCCTTCTTTAACTGTTAAATCCGTCGGTGAATCAAAATAAACCCTAACCGCTCCTTGGGCATATTCTCCCGAAGAAACATCTACAAAAAAATTGCCAGCAAACATTTCTTGGTCGTCTTTTTCTAATTCATTGAAGTTTAAAAAGGATAACTTTTTTGGGAGATTGTCAATTTCTATTTTTATTGGCTCGTTAAGCTGCAAATATTTTTTGGTGAAAAGATCGTCAACTGTGTTGTTTAAGGTGACATCAACTCCTATGTCGTTTAAATCCCTTCTTACTTTTTCTTTAAAATCCATTACTAAACCTCCTTGATATTTGTTTTAAATATTCTATTCATTTCTTCCATTTCTTCTATTTCATCTATTTTGTTTTGAATACCTTCTTTTAAAATTTCGGATGTATCATTTTGTAGTCGGTGCTTTCTTTCATTTTCAACCATCACCATTTTTCTTATTTCGACGCCGATGCTTTTAGTGACATCGTTAGCTTCGTTTAAACAGGCTAAATCATTTAATAACTGCTGGGTGGTGCTTGCATCTTCTTCATCTAAATCTAAAGCTCCACCAAAGTCGCCAGCTTCTATTAATTCACTCATGTGATCTAACCCTAGATAATCAGCCATCATAACCACTCCCGAAACCATCGTTGTTGTTTCGTGAGTAATATTTAAGGCTTGCTCTAATGCATTAACCGGTGTCTCCTGTTCGAATGTATTTAACCTATTGACTATTATGTTTTTGAAACTTGTTGCAGCATTTAAAAATTCATTAAATACCTGCAGCAAATCTTTTGTGACCTCTCCCCCTTCTGATAATAATTGCAGGACGAGATAAACCTCGTTATATCTTTTCATTAGTTCACTCCAATAAGGGGCGGAAATTGTTGTGTATGCTTGAATGACATCATCTATTAGTGGAGCATAAATATTTTCATAAGCTAACAAGGCGTTGCCGTCAGTCGACGTTATCTCATTTAACTTCTCAATAACAACTCCAATTAAATTGGACCATGTGCCTTTATTTAATTTAGAAAAATTGGCATTGAGCTCCCAATCATCAAAATTATTAGCTGAAACAGTTGATGCTATTAAAGGAAAATCTACATCGATGGGTTGGGTTACTTTTGTTTGAATATAATCGTCTATAGCTTTTTTTAATGCATCTGAACCTTGATACCTGTTTAAATTTTTCATTAAAGGATTAACACTATATGCCCAATCTTCAAACATCATTTTGTCTGCTGTATCTAAATTAGATATTGCTTCTCTAATTAATCTTAGACTTCCCATCATATCATTAATCGAATCCTTAAAATTTTCACCAACTTCGTTAAAAAAATCAGATAAATTTTTGAATTCGCCAGAGGACGGTCCTGTTAATCTATCTACCGCCTCTTCTATTTGTTCCCACAAATTCAAAAGTTTAACTAAATTTGATATGATACTCTCATTTTGAGGATCATCTAAAATATTTTTTGCATTTTCTAATTTATATTTTAAATTATTGATGGTGTTAGCTGTTAAATCTTCAGTTATATTTTTGTTATAAATATCACTTTCTAATCTTATTAAAGTGGTTTTGACTTCTCCTATATCACGACCTACCCTCGGTACATCATAGTTCATTAAATCATTCAATTCATACTGTTGCATTTCCTTAAAATTTTCAGCTGAAAGGTTAGTCCAATTATATGTTAATTCATTAATAATTTCTTCTAAGTATTGAATTAATATATCTATCGTCTCTAATTCACTTTGAAAAAACTCCTTTAAACGATTTACTTCTTTAACTAACACCGTTCCAAAAGCGCTAGGGTTTATCAAAGCTATATAAGAAATCGTATTTTTTAGTGTTTCAAATTCTAAATCATCACCTATCATATCCTCTATCTCACTGGCTCCAGCATCCATTAGAACACCAATTACAATATTTTTAACTTTACCCCAGGTGCCATTTTGTGACGCTTCAATTGTGGCATTTAATTGTTGCAGGTAATCTAAACTTTCTTTTTGATTATCTATCATACTTTGAAATTCTTTACTTGCATTTTCTAAAGAACAAGCCATTTAAAAACCTCCCTATAAATATTTCTTAATCTTTTTCATTAACGATTTTCTTCTTCTAGACACTGTGGCTGGTGACACCCCGACTGCGTCGGCGACTTTCTTTGCTGAGTCTAATTTTGGTTTACCGCCAAAACCAGTTAAATATTCGAAAATCAATCTTTCTTCACCGGTTAAAGTCTGATAAACCATCATTAAAGTATCCATTCTTTTTGGGTCCTCAGCCATATCAATGGAAAGTCCAGCTTCCATTAAATTAGAACCTGTTAATTCTTTCCTCAATTCTTTTTCCATACGCTGCACTTCGGCTAAATCCCAGTTCATTTCTTCTGCCATTTCTTGAGCATTGGGTTCTCTACCTTTTCTGATTTCTAAGTCTTCTTTAGTTTTAACATAATTATCTATCTGGGTTGCTCTGTTTTGTGGTATTCTAGCGACATCCTTATAATTTTTAACATAATTTCCAACAGATTTTAAATAGTTAGTTACAAATGTCGATAGTTTAGTTCCATAAGAAGGATCATATCTATCTATAGCTTCTTTAAATGCCTTACGACCTTCACTTTCGACGGCAACCATTGGTATTCCATAATTTCTATAGTTGTTAGTCTTATTGTGGATAATTCCTTTCATTTCTTGATACAATTCTCTAGCTTTCTGTTTGGCCATGTATTCGTTGCCGGCATCTTTTGCTCTTTTATATTCTCTCCAAATTTTTAAATCTTTATCGCTTTGATTAATTGGCATTGTTACCCTCCTTAGCAAACTTTCTCGGGGAAGTCTCATCCATTCTTCCTTTCAACGCTTTAACAGCATTTCTCCTTTGAATTGACACTGTTTCAGTGATGTCGTTCCCATCAACAGTTCTAGTTGTTTTCAAACTAATATCATAAGGTCCGCCGTATAGTTCCCCATCTCGCATTGTAATGTCTAAAGCATCTCTATATTCTGTAAATGTTGCTATCTCTCTTTTAAAGTTATTTTGGAATGTTATTCTATCGGTTGTACTATAATAATCTCTTTGTAGTTCTTCGATGTTTTCTTTCATAGATACCATGTTCTCACTATCTAAACTTATCTTAGTTTCATACTTATCGAAAGCCCCACCCACATCCATATGTTCCTGATAAGTATTTTGAATCTCATTTACACCGAACTGGTCGATCGAGTACCATCCTGCAAGCTGTGGAAATTTCTCATTGAATGGTCTAACATGACTCATTGTTAGAGTTGTTGTTGCATAACCACTGCTCGGGTTAATGTTATGACTTGCAGCCACTAAATATCCAACTAGAGGTATTTCCTTATCGAGTATCAATGCAGGGAACCCGGGAAGTATATCTGGTTTAAATGCGACCTCCACGCTTAATGGAACTGTTTTATATTTTTCTTTGTAGTATAAATAATTAGTAAAACTTGATTTACTCTTTACCTGTTGTTCCCAACTACCTTCTGTAAACCCAATAGCGAGCGTTTGGGATAAAGGCAGAGTAGTCTGATAAGGAATAATCCCCTTAAATTTTTCTTCGTCTGTAATTGTACTTCCAATGCCATTTTCTGCATCGAAATTTTCTAGTATTTCAGCCGGAGAATAATATCCAGCTGACTTAGTCCCTATTATATCATCTACCAATCTATATCTTGTTGGTATTTGGGTTTCGTCTTTTTGATAATTAAAAGAAGTATTCTCGTCCGGGAACACTACATTGCACGCTGGTGGTGTAGTAAATTGCAAATTGGGCTTCATCACATAAGAATTCAAGGGATCGCTTTTTGTCATTCCAGGTATTGGCTTTATGTCGTATTGAATAATTTGGGCTACAGAATAAATTAAATCAATCACCCTTGTCATTGTTGAGGACTCATTTAAAATTTCACTATAAATATTTTGAATAACTTCGAGTGAGAAAACAGTTTCGGTCAAATCATTTTCTATGATATTGAATCGTTCTTTTCCTATTTTGTACTTAGGCACATATTCATCTAAGAAAGCATTTCCACCCATTAAGGTTTCCAATACATGTGTTATGGAGTCGGTTATAGGTTGACCTTTTCCAAAAGATTCGATAAATTCCGCCATAACCTCTAAACCACCACTAGAAGCCATTTCGGTTTCCTCATATTCTTTGTTTTCAAACCTTGAGTCACCATAAAAGACAGATTCTTTTGGTCCATAAACACTGGAGGCATTCATGAAGTCATATATTCTGGCATTATCCATAAACCATTTTACATCTTTAAACTTTAAAGTCACTGTTCTATCTTTAGGTCTTTTAGAATAACCGTTACCTATGTAAACTCCTTCGCACAGCATTTTCCATTCATCAGTTTTTTTCTCCTTGTAGACCATCAAACCATTGGTATTTTGTTTTAAATCGAACGCTTCGTGGTAAGGTGGAATATTGATATTAAAGGTAGTTGTATCATTGTGAGATATAGTAACTGATCTAAATGGTATTTCTATTCCTTCTAGATATAATTTAAATGATAATCTTTTGAGCTGATAATTATCCAACTGCTGTCCTCCTCCTTTTTTTTATCACAAAAAATTTAAACGAAACACCAACAACCTTATCATTTTGCGAGTTCTTATCGTAATTCATATTGTACCAGATACCTTTAATTCTTTTATTCGAATATATAATAGTCATTTCCATTTCATAATCTAATATAGTGTGCGGTCTGGCAAAGTCGTAGAACTTCTCATAATACTCTAGATCGTTAGTGTTCTCACCTAACATGTTCTCCTTACCGTCTAAAACGTTAAGCTGATACTGGTGTGTTTCTGCCCCTTCTCCAAAGGCGAAGAACATCGGGTGTTCGTTGGATTCTATAACTTGTGTTCTATCTAAGTTATTTTCTGAAATTCTTTGGATATAGAACTTATCTAATTCTATTTCGTAAGGTCCATTTGGTGGAATTTCCCCGTTTTTTAATCTTAATAATTCATCAATAATTTTTCTATCAAAATCATTTCTAACATTTTCAATCTTATCATTAGGAATAACTAATTTTATTTTTGCTTTCTCACCTTTATTGTTTGAAGTACCTCTCAATGCGATCACCTCTTTTTTTAATTATATCATTACTAATAAAATAAAACAAAAAAAAGACCCCCGAAGGGGTCTAAGAATTAGTTTTCTATGTTTAGGTTCCAAGCTCCGGTATTTAAATTGTTGTAATCTAACCCTTGCTCTATATGTCTATCTAAACCATCTATTGAACTTTCTAACCTTGATAATGTTTCGTTAACTTCGCCATTAGTTCTTATTATATCCTCATGACTTTTTAGTAACCCTTCTTTGATTACTTCTTCCCATTTTTCAATCCAATCATCTTCAGATGCCATATGGTAGGAAGTTTGCCCTTCTTCTACGACTGTGCTTATGAATTCATCAGTTAAAAGTTCATTTAGAAAGGTGTTAAACTGATTAGTTGTCATGTTTTCTGTGCCAGATAAATCCTGATCTCTAAAAAGAGCGTTACCTTCTAATTCTTTCATCACTTCTTCTCTTGACATTTTACCTGATGTGTAATCAAGCCCAGTCGATAAAATAAACTTTTGGTTATCATTTTCTAATGATGATATAAGATCTCTATCAGTTAAACCGTTAGCTGCTGCTTGGTTATCGTACAACGACATTATTTCACTTTCTAAGCTGTTATCGGTTTCGGTTATACCTTTTAAAACTTCACCGGCTCGTTTATTACCTCTTGCCATCTGATAAGCATAATCACCAGTAAACATTCCTTCGAATATCTCATTAGCATTAATGGCGTGCATTCCACCGCTGTATTCATTTTGGCCTTCAAGGAATTTCATAACGTTCCTGGCAACGTTGTCTTTTTGGCGTTGTACTACCTTATCATTTGCTACAGCCGTTGGTGAAAGGTTGCTCATTGCATCGTCATACATACCTTGAGCTTTACCCACAAGAGACATAAACACTTCTGTCTGTTCGTCAGAATAACCTAGAAAGTCTTTTGCATATTCTTCATATGTATACTGTTGTTCTACCCCATCTTCGCCGGTTACTGTTACTTTGTCCGATCCTAAATTTTCAGCAAGTGTGACTGCTGTATTATCTTTAAAACCTTCAGTGAATATATCGGCAGCGGTAGTACCTCTATCTTGCATCCAGTTGTAATTTGAAGCACCTTGACCGAGATATGCGGCCAATCTATGTTGGGCCATTACATTTAAATTTTCTCTTTTGTCTCTGAAGTTTTGGGGGTTCTGATTCAAAGCGTCATTGAATTCGCTCTGCCATTGAGTATCATTACCTGCAATAAACCTGTTGATATCTTGACTGACGCCACCTGCTAAGGATTGTATCCCTTCGGTAGATAAATCTAAATCTAAATTAGCTTCCCTTAAATCGAATTCACCGACGGTCCTGACATCCTTTACTTGTTCATTCCAAAATTCCAAAAGACCTGCTTTGATGTTATTATATGTTGAACTTACACCAGTTACTTCATCAATTCCTTGTCCGGTTTTGGCAAACCAATTGCTTATTCTTTCCATAACACCAGACAAAGAACGTCTTTCTAATTTATCTTCTCTTAATTGTTGCTGTAAAGTTCTTCTAGTTAATTCATTCTGATCTATTACACCGGAAGATTTTATTGCCCCGGCGATAACTTCTCTCATTTTTTTATCTTCAAGACCTAAGTTTTTCAAGGTGTTTTCAATATCAAAACCTGCACCTTCTAATCCGGTTGTTTCTTGGAAGCCTTCAATCATACGGCTCATAACCTGTATGAATTCTGGCCCCTCTAACTTTTCAAAATAATTGGCTGCGTTAGTATAATACTCGGCTCTCATCTCTTTATTGTTAGCGACTAAACTTGAACCTCTTCCCATAGCTTCTTTTAAAGACATATCTCCAGAAACCATTCTGTCTAACTGTTCTTGATTTATTTCCCCGTCTCCGTTCAATAAACCAAATAAAGCAGTCTGGAATTCTCCTTTTTGGGTCAAGCTCATCAAAAATTGAGAAGCTCCTGCCGCAGCACCTTCTCTGCCCCCGACTTCTTGGATGTTCTCTAAGTAAGCTTGGCGTTCATCGCCGCTTAAATTTTGTATTTCTTCTTCAATTGCCAAGGTAGTCATTGTGGAAGTGTCATAACCTAGTTGTCTACCTAAACCTAACTGTCTGGCTGTTTGAGCCCCTTGCGACCCCATCTGAACTATTTCTCTACCTGTGTAACCAGTCATTCTACCTATAGCATCACTCTGTAATAACATTTCGGTTTGGTCGGCGGTTGTATAAAAACCAGACCGTTGCATTTCCCCTAACATTTCAGCCGACTCTTTTAAAGTGGTCTCATAAATTCTAGAAATATCTCTCAAGGAACCTGTAACTTTCTCGAATTTATCCTGGAATTCTTCAGCACCTCTGACGTTGTACATCAGATCACCTTCAGTCATTCCAGCCAAAACTTCATCTAAATCTCCTTGTCGCATATAAAGATTATCTGCCATTTCACCTCTAGTTGCTTGAGCTAATTCAGCTGAATCTCTATAATTTAAACCTCTGCCGGTTACAGCATTAGTTGCCATGCCAGGGGTGAATCTATAACTCATCTCCTGGATTGCAGTTTCTGCTTGCCTTTGGTATGCTATCTGATCTGTGAAATTATCGGCTAATTTTTGAGTTGCTATTGCCCCAGCCATTGGTAAAGCCAGCCCACCAGCAAAACCACCTATAGCCCCTAATGCAGAACCAGCGCCACCCCCAACAAAATTCAAACCTGTAGCAGCTAAAGAACCAGCCCCGCTCATCCCTATCGAGGACAATCCGGCATTTGCTAAAGTTCCTGCTGCACTAAAAGCACCAGTACCAATTGCGCTTCCAGCCGCAGAACCAATCCCGCTTGCTGCACTACCTAAAGCTCCAGCTATGCCCATTTTACTTAAAAGCATACCTCCACCTAAAGTAGCTGCTGTAGTACCTATTCCAGCCATGGCACCAAAACCACCAGCGGTAGCTTCATTTACAGCTTGGTTGGCTAAATCATAACTCCTTCGTCCGGGGTTGTAAGCTCTGCCGTAAGCATCTTGCGAAGCTGACATTTCCCCGAAGGTATAACCGACATCATCATAAACATTCCCTATAGTTTGGGAAGCTGCAGAAGCAGCAGACATACCTACAGATGAGTTGGCAAATCGATATGCTCCATATCCAACTCCAGCAAAGGCTCCAATTTGTCCTATTTTCTCCAACATTTTTTTATTTAATAATTTACTTGCAAGTGATTCGGCAGCGTTTTCTACATCGTCGCCAAAATCCCCTCTGAATATATTCTCCAAAGGTACACCCCCTTGGGTTAATTGTCCATTCTTTGATATTGACTTAAATCTATTTCATTACCTGCTAAATCTTCTAGTATCATTTTATTATTTTCCATAAACTCTTCCCGTTTTTCAGCAACTTCTGGGAACATTTCTTCAACATATTTTTTAAGTGCTTCTTCAACTTTTCCACCTGCCGCAGCAACGATTTTAGCAACTTCATTTTTGAAATTTATTCTATTTTCTTTCCTCAACGCTGCAATCAGGTACGCCTCACGAAGGGAATTGTAATCAGGTTCTATACCTTTTAACCTTAATTGGGCTCTAGCCCAACCGTGAGACGTATTCATTAGTTTTTTAGACTCTCTCCGATTTCGGAGGAATCATTTAATTTTTCTCTAATTTCATTTTCTAACTTTTCTGCTCTCTGTAATATAAATTTAATTAAGTCAACACTGATCCCTTTGATGTTGTCTTCATTTAATTCATTTCCGTTCACAGTCTCAACCATTTCCAAAATGAATTCATTTTCGTTTATATATTCTAAATGAACATTAGTTTTTACATCTTTTTCTTTGACTTTCTCTTGAATCCTTTTTCCAACCTTTTTATTCTCTTTTACATTTAAAATTTTATACCTAATTTTTATTGGTGGAGTCTCTTCATTAAAATTTAACTTAATATTTCTTTGAATCATATCGGTTAAAATGAACTCACCAACCTCCTCATCGGTTAAAGGTTGTGGTTCAAAACCTTTAAGGTAATCTTCGATATCCGAACTTAATTCTTTGTACTTATCTACTATGAAATTTATTTTAGCCGATGAGAAATTTTCTATTTCTTCACCAGTTTTGTTCTCGTTATCAAAAGCAACAAGACACCCCTTAACTATCTCGGTTGCTATGGTGTTGCTGACATAAATCCCGTTCTCTTTTTGTTCAAAATCATCAAAACTTTTTACAAATTCACCTTCTTTTTCCCAGGTGAATGAAGCTATTGTGAAACTAATATCACCAATTTTATGTTTTCTAATAACTCTAAAATTATTATGAAATTGCTTAATTTCTTCTTCTGTTAGCATTAGAATCTCTCCTTTAATACCTGTTCAATTCTTAGTATTTTATCCCCTGTATATTTCCCTAATGGTACTGGTCTCCCAACTTCCATCTGCATATTTTCTGTTAAAACCCTGTTTGATGCGTTCATTTGCAGAACATGAGAACTAATTAAACAGTTCTCTAAAAAAACCCCTCCATAATCCTGGAGATAGCCATTAGGCATTCTTTGTTTAATGTTAATGAATATCCCTATTGGGTTATCGAATAACTCACTGGTTAAATTAACCCAGAAATCACCAGTTCCAGGCATCTTGGAATCATTAATCTTAGAAGCATCTAAATCATTTGCCAAACTTTGCATCATCGATTCATACATCCCTTGGTATTTGTGATCCAACATATTTGTGTCCTTATAAGCATATCCAATGTATTTCAAAAGAGATGGCCCATCAAAAAGTATCCTGTTAAAACTCGCATTAATTCTTGGTTTCCCTGTAACCATTTGATACTCATCATTGCCGTATTCAAAAAACTTTGTTATATTTCTTTGTTGATTTAAAGATAAATCTTGAATTAACCCCACTGTGATAGCTTTTGAACTTGTATTATCCTCAGTAAGTTTTGGGGGAGCAAAACTTACTGATACATTTGTAGTTGATACATGTTCACTTCCTATATTATTTATGTTACCACCTAAATGCATATTGTTGCTCCCCCTTGTTTTATTTAATTAGCATTAGTTCCATTTACAGCAGTTGAGGATTCGCCCATCCACTGTGAATACTCATCAAACCACTCTGGTGTCATATCGTGAGTAGTTTCCATTATTTCTTTTCTTCTAGCGTAATGATCTTCATGATTAGTACCTCGAGAAAGAGGGATTGGAGTTTCAAACTGCATCTGCATGTTCTCCTGCATTAACCAGTTGCCAGCCTGCATATTCATTGAGTGCGACTGTATCTTGGCATTGCTTAGGTAAACAGATCCATAAGATGAAGATTGTCCATTCCCAAAGAATTCTCTAAAGTCTAATAATAACCCCATTGGATTCTTAAACATATCACTGGATAAGTTAATCCAGAAGTTTTTGTCATACCCGGAAGAAACGGCGTTTCTTTTTTGACCCTGGAATATTTCTGAATGTACCTCAGGGGCGCTGTTAGGATTAATACCTTTATTAAGTAATCCCATACCAGCAATCTTTAAAAGAGAAGGTCCGGAAAATAAAGCTCTAGAAATACTTAAGTTATTTCTAGAAGGACCGTCGGCCCAATATCTTCTTTCTGACCCAATTTCAAAGATTTCTCTGATCTGTCTCTGTTGATTCATATTTAAATTCTGAACCAACCCACAAACAATTGTGTTTGCTGTTTCGTCAAACATTGGTGGTCCAAAAGATATAAGAACTGCTTTCGAACCCAACTGACCGCTACTTTCAGGGTTATCATACTGCTGTACCGCTTTGTTTTTAAAATCCCAATTAGCCATTTAATATACCTCCTTAATATACCATCTTAGCAACGATTAAGTCTAGAGGTGATTGAAATTCTACTCTCTGTTCCACATCAACTCTTGCTGCATTAGATTCATTTCTATTGATAGCGATTAATTCACCACTATTAATTAATGTTCCTGTCTTAGTATCTATGTACCCGATAGCAGTTTCTTCGATTGTCTCCATTACTGAATCGGTAATATTATTAACACCAATTAGAGGATCCAATGTCTTAATAAAACCATAACTGTAGGCATCCTTTGAATATTGAACACTTACCTGTTTAGTTTCGTTATCAAACATATTGGTAGTCCACTGAGCTCTACAATTAACAGGACCATCTTTTACATCCTGTAAAACCACAAAGATACCGCCATTTGAAATCTTTCTTAAGTGAGAAGGTTTGAAATACCCTTTCTGATAGAAAACTTCGTTAGCAATACCCGATACAGGATAATTTGTTAGACCCTGCTGTGGAGGTAGAGATGCTTTGAAAGCGCAATAAGCTGCAGCTAAGTAATATGCCGGCAACCTCTTTTCTTCTCCATCAATAGTCATCGAAAATTCGTTAAAGAGGACAGTCCCTCTTTCATTAGAAATTGAAACACCATACTGATGTAGAATGTCAGACTGACCATTTTTAAGTTCAATCTCTGATATTGTATCAGTTGCTGGGTCCAAACTTTGATATTCCATGACTTCTTCTCTGGTGGGAATTGGTTTGGAAGTCCAGGCAAAACGATACATCTTTTCTTCTGGAACTGACATCGCCGCACAGTGATTAATAACTGCTTGATGTGATAATTCATTTGAAGTAAGTAACGCCACCCCATGAACCTGTTTAGGTTCTATTCTCTCTAAAGCGGCACCGATTTCTGTTGCTTCATCTACTGTACCACCAACTTGTGTCAAATAGTCTTTGGTTGGTACATAATAATGTGGTGTACTTGGTGCGACTGTTGTTGCTAACCCACCGGCTAAACCAAGTGGATTGTCTTCATCAGCTTTGCCTAATACAATCTGGGTATCACCTTTTCCTTCAGCTAATAAAACTCGACCTACCAAATCATGTCTTGCAGCACGATAATTAATATGTATCTCTGCTCCAATTAACCCGGATAAATCCGGTGAAGCTGCAGTATAATCTACACTTTTAGCAAGCCACTTATCATTAATATCTTGAAAAGCGGTGAATAAATCACCCACCCCGCTATCGCCAAAATGAACTGTTACATCACTTTCGGTGATAGTTAAAATGGTGTTGGTATCTGAATCTGTTTCTGGGAGCACCTCTCTTCTACCATCTGTTTTGACTAATTCTACTACAACTGAGTTGGTATCTACTGGATTATCTACATCTGTTAAAGATGGATAAGATAAAGCAACACTATCGTTTGTAGTAACATCAAGAGTATCGTTATCTAAAATTGTTCCAGTTGCTGTTACATTATCTTGGTCTGCTATTTGAAACAGTGGACCAATAATGCAAGCTGGCATTTCAGGAGCTACCGGCTCTAAAACCTGTGCTTCTCTTTCTTCAACCACATATACTCCTGGATCATTAAAAATTTGAGCCATTTAATTTTCCTCCTTTAAATTTAATTCTATTCCTTCTAAACGATCTCCGAATTGTACACTTGAGTAAGGTAATTTAATGACATATTCTATAGAAGTTTCTGTTCCCCAAAGTTTTACTTCGGAAGATAAATCTTCGGGCTGTGCTTGAGAGTAACCTAATGCGTGAATATGTGCAATACCTTTTAATCCAATTAAGTGTTTTACAAATTTATTGATTGAGACCATACATAAAAAAGCCATATCTTCCGACTCTGATTTAACCGGGGATATACACTTAAGCGATAACCTCCCGGTGTAAATGTCGTCAGTACCGTGAACAGTGTTAATCATTTTAGAATGTATTGGAAGGAAATTTTCTTCTCCTAACGTTTCCAAAGCTGGTCTAACTCCGGAAATTTTACCTTCTACGATTGCTGGTTTGACTCCGTTCTTGTCGGTATTCTCTGGCCAATTATTCCTAATATACATTTCTTCTTTAGGATTTAAATGCCAGTTGCCGGTTTGATAGTTCTGGTCGAATATTGCTCTCATAAAAACTATTAGAGTATCAGAAACTATTCTACCTGGCCTTTTAGGTGTATTGTATGCTTTATTAATTTGAATAGACGATTTAAGTTTGTTTGAACCTAAAGCATTAACCTCTAAATTTGAATTTAGGTCTCCAGTATCTGAATTCCAAATATTAATTGATGAAATTAAATCATTAGTCGACATCAAAATCTACCTCCTCATCTGGAAGAGGAATTTTGTATTCTGGTCTATGTGACTCTATAGCTTCCAAAGGTACGAATTGTTTTGTTACATACATACCCATTCTAGATAAATTTATTCCGGAAACTACTCTGTATCTGACACCTTTGAAAACAAATATATCATTTGGTTTTAAAAGCGGAATATTGGTAGTCCAAAAAGCTTGAGAAAAACTTTCTGTAGAAACTCTTTCTCTCATCGGTCGTCTATGAATTTGATCTCCTCTGAAATCAACATATAATTTTAAGGGTTTGTAATAAGGTTCTTTATATCCAGTACCTAAACAAGTTGGACAATTACTGCGGGTTGACTTCTCATTAACTTCATCCCAGCAGTCCGGACAATGCTCGGCATTCGTTTTTTTAATAAAAGCGAAGCCATAAGTCCCTCCAGAATGTCGCTCCGATTTAAGGTACCATCTATCCCTTCTTACAATCTCTTTTGCATATCCATTTGGTATCTGAAACATATGCAGCATAAAATCTTTTATTTTATAATATCTATATCTGTTATCGCTTTGATCGAATTTGTCGATATATTCACCGTCAGACAAATCTATGGTATCGATAATTTTAAAACCGTCATGTGGAGCTTCGCTTCTTAAAATATCAGCTGTTTCATTGATTGGGGTCCAATGAAGTTTTGCAGCGCCGGGTCTAAATGTTACATACCCATTCATTACCACATATTCCTTCCGAATTCAGAGTGTATTCCGCCCCAACCGGATTGTACACTGATGGCTTCTTTGAAATCTAATAAATCTTGCATCCAGCGTTGGTACATACTCGATGCCATTTGGAAATATTGTTGACCTTTACCTTCCAAACGAACAGAAGTTCCACCCTGGTCCTGATAAGGCATTTCATTTCTAACTTTAAGCAACCCTTTAGATTGTAAAGCTTCTATGATAGCCCCATCGACAATAAGTAACCAATGAGTTTGGGGGAAGTTGTCTAAACCATATGTTGTCGTAGGCGGTTTCATATTGATCCTTGCTAAAGATCTTTTAACATATCTTTCAATTTCTTTAGGAGCATATTCCTCACCGTTATTTCTTTCTAAAAGTATATGATTAAGTTCAGGATAATCTTGTAAAGTTTCCCTGACCTCAGTAACATAATCCATTTTATCAACCTCCCCACTTTAGTTATGCTAATTCTTCAATAATTAATTTTATTTTGTCGTCTTTGTTAAGCTTAGAATAACCACTGATTTCCTTTTCTTTGCAAAGGTCATCAAGATCGGTTGAAGTGAAAGCATCATCTAAAGCTTTCTCATCTAATTCAACTTCTTGGCCGTCGAATTCTACTGTGTTGATTTTTACTTCTACAGTTGAATCAACCTCATCTGCAGCATCTTCTTCAACCTCATCTTTAGCAGCTTCTTCTAAAGTTTTATCGGCTGCTTCTTTAGCAGCGTCTTCAATTTCTTTTTCTTCTTCGGTTGGCTCGTCTACTGGTTCTTCATCTTCATTGTCGACTGGCTCGTCAACCTTTTTTTTCATCGCCAGTTGTTCTGGTCTGAATCTCTTTTGTCTGACTTTTTTGGGTTCTTCAACTTTATCTAAATTAACTATCTTAATTTTACCACCTTTTTCAAGCAACTTCAAACCTTCTGTAAGTGGTGCATCGTCAGTGTTGAAAGTTGGAATATTTGATTTATCTTTGTACTTTTCAACGTTCTTAATTGTATACCCCTGCCATGCTGTGAAACCAAAACCTAAGTATTCAATCCTGTAATTCATTTTTTTCCTCCTTTAGATATTAAAATAGGCGGGCGAATTTACGCCCGCCCTTTGATTAGGATATTATTCTTATATTATTCTATACTATTTATGCTGGGTTCCCGTCGTATAATTCTTCAGCACCAGAAAGCACCATTTTACCTACAGCTTTGTAGTTACCTAAGTTGAATCCTGTGTAGTACCAGGAGCTCATTTTCAGTAGGTCTTTATCTTTCTGCATCCAGAATGTTGGATCTCCCAGAGCAAAAGCACTTCCAAAAAACTGTGGTGAAGTTGCAACGTAAATAACACCTGGTTTAATTACATCACTGTTACTTGTAGTGATGAGTCTTTTTCCACCAATTTTAAGTTGCTCTACACCGTCTTCAATTACTCTAGTGATTAATCCCCCGACTTCTGTATGATTCCAGCTATAAGCATCGTTTAATGTTGAACGGTGCATAATAACTGTGTCTGACTTCAATCTTTCTGTATCAATCATATTGAAAAGTTTTGTGAAGTCATCCTTTTGGAAAGTAGAGTTAGTAGATGCAAGATAGTTACCATTAAGTTTAACAGCACTATTAACGATTTTGAAGAAGTAATCATCTTCCTGCTCCTGCATATCTAATACTACGTTCTGGCGAATGATGTCAGTGATAGGAATGCGGATGTTCTGCAATTCCATTTCATTTTTTTCAAATACTGGAGAAGCGTACTTTAAAAATGGTATGATGAATTTATCACCAGTTATGTATTCTCCGGTAGGTTCACCTCTCATAGTCAGTTTCATAGCATAGGAGTCTGGCTCTCTATCAAGTAACATATACCCTGTATCAGAGTTATCTTGATCAATCTGATATCTTGGATCCTCAGTTGTTACTCTCTCAAAGCTATCTCCAAAGAAGCGTCTCATGACACCTTCTTCACGGAGTTTCATTCTTACATAGTTACTACCAGCAACGCTAGCTTCTTTAATTTTGCTAGGGTCTTCAATAATACTCATAAAGTTTTCGTTGAATTGCTCAACGCTAATGTTATCGAAATTCATTTATGTATTCCTCCTTTTAATTTTAATTTAGTATAATTTTTGGATCTCAATATCTTCTGCGTTTACTGATAGAACTTCAGCAACAGCCATATCTTCTGTATCTCCACCGGCTGTATCTAATACAGCAAGTTTGCCAGGAGTTGCACCAATTTTCATCTTATCTCCAACACTTGGAGTTCCGTCAAAATGTTTAGTATAAGCAGTAACGTTACCTCGTGAAATGGTAACTCCGTCAATAGCTTCGTTATCATACTGGAACTTAAGTTCTAACATTGGGAAAGCAACTTTAGCGCCGGAAGGAGCGATTACAAACTTACCATTTGCATCCTCGGAAAGATATACCCCATCGTGTAATGCATCAGTATCTACTGTATCAGCAAGCTGCACAGTATCCCAGTTATTATTTTCACTACCGAATCTTAATTTAAAGTTTTGATCTTCTCTTAACCATTTTGTTTCCATTTAAATTTCCTCCTTTTAAATTTTATGAATTATTCATTACGAAATCAAAAATGGGGTTCCCTGAATTAGCAGATGCTTTCTTGGAAAGATCCCCTACATCTAATAAAGACTTTTCAGCGACCTTATCCATAACTCTCATTTCGACTTCGAATTCCTCTTCATCCATTGAAGCGAATTTTTCTAACTGTTCAGGGATCTCATCAACAGAGATTTGTTCCATCTTTGCCATTTTAATGAGTTTATTAAAAGCTTTATCCCTTTGTTCATTCTGTCTTTTAATCGAAGCAATCTTTTCTAAACTTTCTTCCTTCTCTCCTTTCAGTTGTTTGATAACTGATGCGGATTTTTTTAAATCGGAAGCAGTTTTAGTTAGTAATTGGGAGATGTTTGCCACCTTTTCATTTCCCCCTTTCTTGAATTCTTTCAATACTTTTTGTTTTTCTTTCTTTCGTTTGTTATCAATATGAGCCTTCAACCCTCCTGCAGCAAGCATTGGTATTGCCATTTTTTTTGCAGTTGATAAAGGTTTAGCTGCTGAATAATCTTTTGCCTTTTTAAAAGTGTCGCCACCTAAAGCAACATTTTTAGTAGTCTCGAAAGCTTTTCCTATACCAGGAGCATTACTTAAGGTTTTACCGAGTGAACGATTTGCATTAGAAATTCCTTTTACTTTATTTAAAACTTGTTGATTGACTTTCCTTTTAGCAATATCTTTAGGTAGTTTATGTTTAAATTGGTTATACTTTGTTGCCCCAGCCTTTAAAGCACTACCTAATATGCTAGAGTTCCCCATCTAAGATTTGGCTCGCAATCTTATCTGATAGTTCTTCTACCATTTCTTCATTACCTTCTTGGCTGAGGAGTTTTTTTCTAAGTTTATTATATTGCTCGTTGCGGACGCCATTTTTAAGTCCGTTCATAGCAATTTCTTTTAGGCGTTGTTTTGACTCATCACTGCTCTCTACAAGCATTTTTCCTCCGACACCCTGTTCATTTATTTTATCGACATCTTCCTTGTTTGCTTCTTTATTAAGTCCGCTGACAACATTGTCTATCTTGGAAGCATTCTTTTCTAATTCAGCAACAAAATTATCAACATCGATATCTTTTTCTTCTACGGAGGCGGTTTTTTCTTTTTTAATCTGTTTCCACAATTCATCTATTCTTTGTTCGTCCATTTACTCCCCCTCCTTAAACGTTATTTACTTCTTCTCCCTGGTCTTCGAAAAACATTTGAATCTCTTTAGGAAGTCCATCTAATGTTTCATACTTCTGAAAGTTATTATCTCTAACAACTCTCGGATTAGAAAGCAGTTGGAAAGAAGCTAACTTTTCAAAAAGCTCTTTCTTTTCTGGTGAAGAAAACTTACCAGAAATAGAAGCAACTTTCTCTTTTTGAGCAGAAGATAACTTTCCTCTTAACTCTTCTTCTACTTCTTCACTTTCTTCATCACCATCATCGGCTTCGTTATCTTCTGTTCCTTCAATCATTTCTTCTGGATCTTTTTCAGCTTTTGGTTTAGTTTTAGCTTTAGCAACCTTTTCTAACGCCCTTGCCATAACTTCTTCAGCTAGAGCATCAACTTCTTCAGAAGCGTTCTTTTCCATTTCTTCTTCTTCAGCAATTTCATTTACTAAATCTTCAAGTGTACCAGCCATAAGGCACCTCCTTAGTTAATAATCTTTTTAATAGCAGTTCCGGCCAGCATATCAACACCTCTACCCAATGATTGCATCGGGGAAGCGGATGTAACAAATATATTTCCAATATTATTTAATGTATCATATTTTTTGTCAATCTCTTTATATCTATTATACAACTGATCGGTATCATTAATCAAATCTGAAGTAGATTTTTTTGGTGATACCATTCGGGCCGCTTCTTTTGTTATAACATTGTCATAATTCATTTGACTTAAAGCTTTTTTAATGGCAATCCAATCATCTTTTGAATTAGTGGCTCCGATACCTAACATAGCAACTAGGTTGGGGTGCTCTTCAAGGAACTTCATTAACTTGGCATCACTGTCAAAACGACCCGCGATATCCGATGCTAAATAAGCAGCAGGTACTCCTGCAAAAACTCGACCACCTAAATTAGATGCGGTCTTTTCAAATTCCTTACCTGCTCTTTTCATCTCACCTAAACCTTTGACGGCGCCAACACTACCGGCGGTCATTACAGGTAATAACCACGGGTGATCTTTGATCTTCTTATCAAGACCTTCTGCATTGTAATCGGGGACTTGATTTAAGTATCTGTTGTATAAAAGACTGCCAGCAATTATTCCAGGTGTTGCCAGTTGTTCTGGTCTGAATCTCTTTTGTCTGACTTCTTTGGGTTCTTCTGCTGCCATCTTAATGAGTCTTGGATATAAATACTCTTTGATTGCTGACCTCTCTTTAACATAAGGTATTCCAACTTTAAAGACGTCAAAGTCTAAATCACCAAATAACGGGTTAAACTTTTTGTTGACTTCTCTTTCTGGAATATCTATATTAAGGATAATGTCGTCAAAGTCATCCGGGTTATGCCCCAACTTATTTAAATATATCCTTTGGAATTCTTCCGGTTTTAAAATGATACCTAAAGTTAAAAGAGAAGTTAATACATCATCAATAGGTTTTTCAGAATAAAAATCCAAAACCTTATCGGAAATGTTTTTTTCTCTTTCTTTGATATCAGAAAAACCCCTCATTAATTTAGCCGCAATCTGTCCGGCATCATTGGAGATAGTTTCACCTGGGATCTCTTTTTCAATATCCGCTTTCTTTTTAAAGCCATTCAATACAGAAGCGACCTTTTTTAATGACTTAGCGGTCCTGTCCGCACCAATGTAGACAAAACTGATATCAAAAAATCTCGGTTTCTTATTTATCATATAAACTTTTCTGCCGTCAGGCAATACTTCACCTTTATGATATTTTATATGATCACAGTAATCGTTGGTAGTCTTGGCGACATTACCACAGATACTGCAAACATCATATGGAACCTTACATCCCATTGAAACATCCCACATCTTATCATTGTCGATGTCTGATGCAATCTTAGGGGCTTTATCCCTATCAATCCTAACAATAAGTTCTACCCTATGCATTCTCGGATTGAAGTGGGCAAACATTATATCCCCTTTAGATTTTTTCGGGTCTTTATTTTTATGATGAGTAAATACATATCCGAATTCTTCGAAGGTCTTATAGTGATCTAATATTTCTTGTTCTTCAAAATAATCAGAGTTAACATTGTCTCCCCAAATCTCACCACTGCTTACAGCAGAAACTAAAACGTAAACGGAGTCTGGGTCAGACTCGATATTATCTTCAATGTAGTTTTTAATCTCATCAGAGATTGTACCAGAAGCCACTTTTTCAAGAGAATCAGAAGGGTCGATCTCCTGTAGTGAAAATTCTTCATCGTTATAATTAAAGTGTATTGTTTTTTCTATCAAGTTGACCCCTCCTTTTATCCATATACTTTTTGTTTAGCTTCTTCGAAAGTCATGTTACTATCTTTCATTGTTTTGGCTAAGTTAACAATTTGGTTTTTATAAGCCACATTCTCTCTGGCCATATCATATCCTGCAGTACCTAAGTTCTCAGATACATCTCTAGCAGAGTTAAGAATGTTGTTAACACCAGAAATTATTCTGTCTTCAGCACCGTTATCTCTTCTATTGAAACTATCCTGGATAGAAGTGACATCTTTAATATTATTAAAGTGCATTGTTCCAGTTCCACCAGCTTCTATTTGTTTCATGAACGATTTGACAGCAATAGGATGCTTGGCTAAATCAGGAGCAGCATCATAAAAGAATTTGAACTGTTGCTTTGACTCTGGATTATCTTCAAATTCCGGGTACCTTCTAATGAAAGCTTCCCAATATTTTTCTTCCTGGTTATTCAATTTGTTTCTAACAGCCTGGTATAAATCTCCGCCACCTTTTGCCCCTAAAGAAACTGCACCGGCTCCAGCCATACTCATACCTAACTTCTTGGCGATATCCTTAATCATTTCTCTATCCTCAGGGGATATACTCATCATTGATTTAAGTTTATCTTTAGCACTGGCTTTTTTACCCAACATACCTCCGAAACGAGCTTCATCATCTAATTTCTGGTTCATTCTTTCATAATAACCTTTTTCAGATTTAAGCTTGTCTCTTTGATATTTATTCATTCTGGCATTTTGGATACCTTTTACAAGTAAACCGGCACCCCCAGCCGCTGCTGCACCTTTAAGTCCTTTTTTCACTGAGGGTTCATTCTTTTTAATATAATTGACGGTGGCATCTGTCGCATCATTTAATCTGCGGAAAAGTTTTTCGGCTTCTTCGTTTTTTAAATTAAAATCAAAAGCCATTTAGCCACCTCCTATTCGATTTCTTCTAATAACTTTTTAGCTTCCTCATCGGACATTCCTTCGATTGTGCTAACTAAATTACCTAGATCTTCGTTTTCTTCTTGCTCTTCCAATTCTGAAATTTTACCTTTAAGTTCTGGGGAAGACTGCGCAGCTTCCTTTAAAATCTCGCCAGCTTCCTCTTCTGTGATGGAATCCAGGAAGTTATTAACTTCTGCTTCTTTAATCATCTCTTCGTTATATACACCAATAGCTTCATCTAACACTTCTGGCTCGATACCTGTTACAGAAGCAATCTTTTGTAAGCCGTCAATGTAGAGTTCTTCAGCTGATGCTTGTTTTTCTTTTTTCTTACCTAAAGCTTTATCTGGTCTTAGTGCGCCCATAACTCCGCCAAAAGCGGCGCCTTGTCCGGCTAATCTTTTTAATTGATTGGCCGAAACATTGCCACCGGTCAACTTAGTACCTAATGCACCTAATCCAGCTGCACCAGCACCTGTAGAAGCTGCACCAACTAGAGCACCTTTACCTCTTTCTTTTAAAGCTTGTTTCTGTTCATCTGATAATTTGTCAGCGAGGGCGGCACCTCCGTAACCTAAACCTAATCCAGCAGCTGCAGCAGTGGCTATTTCCTTTTTAGAAAGTTTGCTATTTATGGGGGATCCCCCTCCTGGTAAAAGACCCGCAACATTCGGGTTAGCAGCAACTTTTTCCATACCTAATTCTGTAATTCTATTAAAATCCATTTATGTATTCCTCCTTAAAAAGAATTTATGCGAGAGTTACCCCTCGCATTTATTTAATTACTCAGTTAAAGCGTCAATGCCAGCTTCAAATAATGCATCAAATGTTTCTTCATCTAATCCATAAGCTGCAGCTGTTTTTTGCTTTTCTTTTCTCTTTTTATTAGCATAAGCACCAGCAGCACCTAATCCAGCTAATCCAGCGGCACCTAATCCAGCTTTACCTTTGTTGTTTTTGAGAGCTTGTAGAGCAGAACTACCAGCGGAACCCAAAGCACCTGCACCAGCTTTAGCAGCGTCGCCAGTAAAGCCGGCTACATTTTTAGCACCTCTAGCAACACTTCTTCCACCTCTTGCTGCCATATTACCTGGATTTTTAAGAGCTTCTTTTAATGCTGCTTTTGTTCCTACACTTTCAGGAGCATTTTTAACAAAGTCATAAACACCTTTGCCTGCAACGCCAGCACCTGCAGCACCAGCACCTCCACCAATCAATGCAGCTAATTGTTTCTTAGACATTCCGCCATTTTCTTGCTCTTCAGCAGCCTTTTCTAAAAAGTCATGCAGTTCCATAGCATCTACACCATGTACTCCAGCTACCTTTTCTAAAGAATCAGCATAATCATTAAGACCTTCCTCATAAGCAACCTTTTCTAAACCTGCTTCTAATACCATATTGATTTCTTCTTGTGTTAAATTCATTTTGTATTCCTCCTTGTTTTTTATTCAGTTAAAGCTTCTAAACCTTTTTCAAATAAATAATTTAAAGTGTTGTCATCGATAGATGCTTCTTTTTTCTTTTTCTTCGGTTGGAGTGCACCTGCCCCCGCCCCTATTAAACTCCCTGCAAGAGAGCCACCTGCTCCAGTTATTGAACTTGCACCGATAGCTTCGCCAACATTAAAATCTGAATCTTTTAAAGCTGAAACTAACATTGGAACTCCGCCAGCAACTCCGCCAGCAATTCCACCTCTCCGACCCCATTTTTTCCATTTAGGATCTTCAACATCTTCTTCGGCAACCTTCTCTAAAAAGTCATGTAAATCCACAGCGTCTACACCATGTACCCCAGCAACTTTTTCTAAAGAGTCAGCATAGTCATTAAGTCCTTCTTCATAAGCAATCTTTTCCAAACCAGCATTTAAAATCATATCTAATTCTTCCTGAGTCATATGTACCTCCTTTTAAGAGTATAATCTAGTTCCGGGGTGCTTTGACTTTTTCACCTCGAAAGGATTATCTGTTTTTTTATTCTTTATCTTATCATAATGCTTTTTACTTTTGCTTTTGGTCTCGCCTACAAGTGATGCAACTTCCATAGTTTTAAGTGGGTGTTTAGCCATCTGCAGGGCAATACCAGCAGCTTTTTCTAAACGTTCGTTCAATTCATCTAATCTCGACTTAATTTTACCATAGCTTGCAACCTTTTGCAAAAACTCATTTTCCTTATCTACAAGAAAATTCACCTCTGATATGTCAGGAATATTTTCTTCTGATGCAGACTTAATTAATTCGTCTGGTGCACCAGCTTTTTTAATGGAATAAGCAACTATCTTAGGGTTGTTATTTTGCAACTTGGATTTAATCAACTTCACTAAGTGTGGTTTCTTTTCCATTAATTTGACTTCTAGATCTGATTTTTCCCTCTGCATATTGCCTATCAATGATTTTAGGTCTTCTATATTAATTGTTTCTTTTTCTTCCTCTTCATCATTAATTGTATAATAGGAATCATCAAAGCTCAAATCCGGACTTTCAGTTTTCACATCGGTCTCGATTTGGATGCCTTCAATGTTTTTAGGATCAGCAACATCGAACTCTACTGTCTTATCATCTGTAGCCTTAAATAACTTAAGGAATACCTTGACATTAGCCTGTTGGGCGATTCTTGCAATTTCTTCATTATTTAGTTCCTCCCGTTTAGCTATTTCCGCTATTATATCCTCCAAAAGATTTTGATTGTGATCCTCTCCCACTTTTCGAAAATAAGTTTGAACCGCTTCTTTGCTCAAGTTTTGGTAGTTCATTTTTTACCCCCTTTTTGTATTCTGATTTTATTTTAACATTTTTTGGTTTAAATTTGAAATCTGGAAACTTATTTTTAACCTTTTCAATTGGTTTGATTTCATTAGCCAATTTTTCCATTCCTAAATTTGTGAGATAATCTTTGTTCATGGTTACCTCCTTAATACAATAAAGTATTACCTTGTCTTAGGTATCGTTCTCTATCTTCGGTTTGTAACTTTAACTTATCATGGAGCTTTTGTTTTTTGGTGTATTCCGGTTTTAATTTCTTCTGCAATTTCTTACCTAAACCAGCACCCAATGTTCCACCAGAAAGTGCCCCGATTCCAGTTGATAATGGAGTGTTTAGATTTTTTAGTTTGGATAAACCAATACCTGCCAACCCACCAGCTACACCACCACCTAATGTTGCTCTCGTGGGTAATTTATTATTCCTTTCAACTCTCTTTTTGTATTCTTTATCTTCTGGGGTTTCGTTTAACTTATTTTGTAACTGTTTTAGTTTATTATCTTTATCTACAGGGGTCTCATATTTACCATAAGCTCTAGACATTAGATATTTATCTTGACGATGAGGAACATTTTTCAACCAGTCGTCATTGTTGATTTTTTTATCAACCTCTTTCCACTGAGGAAGAATTTCTTCTTTCCACTTTTTAAAATCCTCTAATGGTTGTTCATCACCCATTTCCTGAACTACCCTTTTTAAATGATCTTCTTCATCAGTGATGTCACTTTGATAAGGCCATTTATGGTGATTGGGATTTAATAGTCCTCCAGCTGCCGAACCATTAGCATCCGCTATTTTCTCCATACCTAAATTCATTACCACTTCTTTTATCATTTTAAATTTTCCCCCTTAACTTCTTCCCAATTAAATTACCAACCACAGCTCCACCTAATGTACCTAATGCTTTCTTTTTCTTAGAATGTTTCTTTTCGTCATCGACTAACTTATTAGATGCAAGATAACCGCCAATACCACCGAGTGCTGTACCAGGAGTGGCTATTGATTTGAGGTTTTGTTTTCTTTTATTCCTTTTTAAAGCATCCTGTAATCTTGCTCGCTGCCCATCTCTGGCATAAGAATTAGTTGCAGAACCAGTACCATAAGTAGTTTTCTTTTCCGTTCCCGCCGGAATAAACCCGAATAATTTTTTCTTTGTGGTTTTAACACCTTTAGGAAGTTTCTTTTTAGACATCGATGCTGCTCTGCTGGCAGAATTAACATCAGATTTAACTTTGTTTCTGATGTAATCATTCATCTTTGCCTGCTGACCCGGTTTTAAATTGTTAAGTTCAATGCTTTTCTCACCGAGTATCTTTCTGACTTGATCTGGATTGTTTTTCTTAAACTTTTTCATGTATTCTTTTTCAGCTCGGTTTAGGGCCAATTTTTCTAAAGAGCCTTCTTTGATCAACTGCACTAACTTTTCTTTATTTGTCATATTACCCTCCTTTAATAGTCTAAGTTGTGGCCTTGTCTTAAGTATCTTTCTCTGTCATAAAGGTTATTTTCTCTTTTATTGACTACTCCTTTTTTATTGTACTTCGCTTTATCTTTTACAAATTTTCTAGCGATGGGACTAGTTGCTAATCCTCCAACCACTCCCGTTGCTAAACCACCCACGCTACCGTAAAGTGCTCCAGTACCTGCTCCTGCTAAACCCTTTAATATTTTACCGGGGGTAGATTTACCTTTGGAAGAACCTACATAGCCACCAATTCCTAAACCGGCTAACGTCCCGAGGCCAGCACCACCTATACCTGTATTACTTATGTATTCACTTGAATGTTGTGATTTGCCTTCGGGTAACCATTTGTCATTGGGATATTCTTTTCTTTTAGCTCTTTCTAATTTCTTTTTTAATCCTTGGTATTTACCATCACTGCGTACGGGGTTTTTATGGTTTTCTTTAATATATTCTTGAAGTTTTTGTTGCAGTTTCCTCTGCCTTTCCCCTTCTGCTTGTTCGATTAAACTCTCAAATTTTTGAACCTTCGGATCTGACAAAACTTCCTTTTGAAAATTATCCCACCTAGGTTTAATAGTGTTTTTCCATTTATTAAATTTATCTAACTCGCCTTGGTTGATATAATCATTTTCTAATTCTCGTTTCAACCCAGCTTCTTCGGTTTCTACATCGGTTAAGTATTCAGTTTCACCCCAATGAGTTTGGTGTGCCAACTTTTCTCTCAACGCCGCTTCCTTTTTAAGACCATCTTCATTATATTCTGCCATCAGTTCTCCATCCTGGTATAGATATTCATCAATCATATCAGACCACACTGGAGAAATTCTTCTAAGGTATTCAATACCTATTAATGCATGTTCAATTTCTTCGTGAGCATTATGTAAAACAAACTTTCTTACTAAAGGATTATCTGTCGCTGCTGCTCTTTGGTAATACCAATCGACTGCTTCTATTTCTTCGATTATGGATTGTAGTATTCTGTGTATATCCATATCTTCATTTGAAAGTAATTCATGTGGTTCATGGTAATTCATTTATTTTCCTCCTTTTGCCAACTTCTCCATGCCTAAATCTATCATTGCTTGTTTTTTCATGTTTCCTCCCATTTGATCGTACACCTGTGATTGTAATGCTTTTTTCTTTTCGGCAACACTGTCTATCCATTCTTCAACAGAGCGGTTGGGTTTTCTAATGGAACTTAAAAACTTCTTCTCGGGTTCTACTGCTAAATACTTTTTAATATTTACTTTATCGGCTTTCGAGTTTGCTCTGACCCCTCTACCAATCGCCTGTTTGGTTACTTCTGGGTTCCAGTTAGGGTCAAAAATAAACTCTTTATCTACATTAGGTAATGATATTCCTTCCTTACCTGTAGGTGATGTAACGAAAGCTTTTGTTTTATTTTTCTTAAAGTTTTCAATCTGTTCATCTTTATCTTTCTTTCTCATACCACCGGATATTCTAGATGACGAAACACCTTTTGATTTCAAGGCATCTTGGATAATATCTGCTCCATGCTGGTTATAGTTAGAATAAATCATAGACCCAAATTCGCTGTCGTCGTCTTTTAAATCTTCTAATAACCTCTGGGCTTTGGCCGATATTTCGTGACCTTTATCTCCTTTAAGTATAGCACCTGGATTGTTTGATGCAACTCTGGCATTTGCTATTGAGCCAAAGAAAGACACGCTATCTCTCTTATCTGGAACAATGTCTCTTTTAACAGCCTTCCTTACTGGCCCGGGCAAATCATTCCAGGCATACTTGTAGGCTTTCATTTGTTCTTTAGTCATTGGTACCCTAACTTTTTCTTCTTCAACCTCTGGTAAATCTTGATCTCCTCGTTCATAATCGAAATAATTTTGGAGATATTCCCTAACTTCATCATCGGGGTCAAATCTTTCTCCTACTGTTTGTTTCTTACCTAAACCTATAAAACTTAAAGGACCGAACTTTTTAGTTTCCGGTTTAACATACTTTTTATTAAATTCCGTTTGGTTGTATTTATCTTCACCTTCGATTAAATTAATCAAAGATGCAACATCACCGGGAGCATTATTCATTGGGGATGCCGTTAAGAAAGCTTTATTTTCCATATTAGGCGACACTTCTTTAATAGCTTTATAAAGGTTTGTGTTTTGATTTCTAGCGTTGTGTGCCTCATCTACTACCATTGAATTGGAATTTGCCGAATACTTCTCAGGATCTTTTGAAAACAAAGAGTTAGACACTATTACATAATCGGCGTTGGGGTCAACTTCTTCACTTCCGGAGTCGATAACTTGAACCGAACTGTCAGTAAATTTATTTATTCCTTCTTTTTCAAAATTTGTTTTTAAACTTGCTGGAACAACAACTAAAGTCTGTCCAGGTGATTTTTCTTTTAATTTTTCCATAGCGGCTATACTGGTTAAGGTTTTACCTGTACCAGTGCCATGGGCCACAACCAAAGAATTGTTATCTAAAAGTTTATTGACGGCTCGTTTTTGATAATCTCTTAAATTGACATCATCTTTTAATGCTGCTTCTTTTAATAACTTCTTTAATACCTTCTTCATCAATTCACCTCCAGCTTATAGGATTGTCTTTCAACAGTTACTTCATTGAATGTTCTTTCATCTAAACTATTATTAATGTATAAAGTATAATTACCTCTTTCGGCGACATATAAGTCGTTGTCAGTGTGTGCGACAACAGGATATTCTTCGGCAAAATATTTTCTAGGTTTAATCAATTCATCTATTTTATCTTTGAGTTCGTATTCAAAGTAATCTTCCCAGAAGACTACCGCTGGCTCTTTCTGGAACAAGATATAAGCATACGCCAGTTCTTTATTATTGATTATGGGTTCACTTCTTTCGACGTCATGGTTGGAAACAAAATTAACCCTATTAGAGCTGGTCCCTAATGCTTTCATTGAAGATTTTGGATTCATACACATTTCCTTCAATTTATAAAACAATGGAAAATTAAACAACGGTAGATCGATGTAATCAGTTAACGCCTCTAGTAAAACATCGTTTCCACTCCAGTATTCCCCAACCATAAAATTATTGAATGAGTTAAAAAAATCTTTAACGAAATCCCAACGCATTTCCTTTAAATTGTCTAACCTAAAATTATCAAAACCGATATCCTTTAACCAAGTGGCCCATTCGATAAGACCTTTTTTCATATATTCATTGTCATTATAATAACAAATAGTTTCACCAAAAGAACTCCTGGTGTTGCACCCTCCACAATCTCTGCAGAAATGTTTATAATCTTTTTGAAACAACGAGCTGTCAAACTTAGTGTATGTATCTTTATCTAAACTTGGGTTATATTCTTTTTTACCTCCAAGCATATGCCCCATCACAAGATCAGCCATAACGTTGATTCCTTCATAGTGGAATTTATCAATTAAATCTACCAGTTCTTCTTTGGTGCCAAATTTAGAATCGAGATTATAATGGTCCTTTATATCATAGCCCATCGAGTCATCACCGGCCATCCCCCTTGAAGGTGGAGGTAACCAGATATCAGTAAACCCTTTTTCGGCGATCGCGCCAGTTAAAAATGATAATTCATTGTACCAGTCAGAAGGGCAATCCCAATAAAATCCCTGTAGTATTAGCATCACTAACCACGATCGTTTTCATATTCTCTGATTATTCGCTTTAATTTTTCTGTCATCTCATCATCTCTCCTTGGAGAAAATGTAGTTATAACCGCTTCGTTTTCTCCCTTTAAGGCGACATTGGCTTTCTTCATTCTTCTTGCTAATTCACCAATAGTTCCTCCGCCAGCTGCACCTAATAAAGTGTTTCTCGTTTTGTTATCTTTATTTTTTGTGAGTTTGTTGGCGGCAAAACCTCCAATACCCGCACCTGCTAATCCAGGGGCATATCTTTTAGCATCTGATTTAAAATTATGTTTCCGGGTTCCGAATTCTCCGGTGCGTTTGTTTTTCTTTAGGTCGATATAGTCAGCTGCTAGTTTTTCGATGGTGGCCTCTTTTTCTTTACCTCTAACTTTATCTCCTAATGTAGCTCCTAAAGCCCCGCCAACCATTAAACCGCTACCACCTAATGTAACATTACTCATTAAGTGGTCTTTTTTTCGACTTTTCATTAATTTTTTTATACTCTTTTCAACTTCTTTTTTATATTCAGGGTGATTTAATTCTTTTGCTTGTTGGCTCATTCCTTTAAAAGTATTAAAATAAGGTCTCATTGTTTTATCGTATTTTTGGTTTAATTTCTTAGCTCCTACTAACCCTAATCCTGCACCGGCTGCTGCACCAACCCCTAAACCAATTTTGGTAGAATTGTCTTTAACCCACTTTTTAGTTTTGTCTAATTTTGATTCTTCTTCAGCAATCTTGTTCATGCCAAGTTGTACAAAGGCATTCTTTTCTTTGTTTTTAATTTCATCGCCCGCAGCAGCTCCGAATAAACCGCCTGCACCTGCTCCGAGACCACCCAAGACGGCATAATTTTTTAAGTCATCTTTTTTCCTTTTTTTAATCATATCTTTCATATAACCCTCAGTCTTTTTGTTTAATTTTTGACCTTCTCTTCCTAAATTGTTGCCTATATCTCTCAATTTATCATAGGCTTCAAAATAAGGTTTATCGAGATTAGTCAGTGTTTTGTTTAATTTCTTAGCTCCCGCTAACCCTAATCCTGCACCGGCTGCTGCACCAACCCCTAAACCAATTTTGGTAGAATTGTCTTTAACCCACTTTTTGGTTTTGTCTAGTCTTGATTCTTCTTCAGCAATTTTGTTCATGCCAAGTTGTACAAAGGCGTTCTTTTCTTTTGGTTTCTTTAAAGCTCCGACACCGGCACCTAAAATTCCGCCACCGGCACTACCTATAGCACCACCCATAATTCCCGAATGGACCATTTTATTTAACATAAATGGGTCATCAGTATCTGAATTTATTGCCGACAATAAAGCAGCGGCAGGTGCTAAACTTTTCATCCCTACATCAGAACCTTTCAAACCATATTCTACCGCATTTTGCAATCTGGGGTGCGACTTTCTTTCCGCCTCTTTTATCAAAGTCTTCAATATTTCTTTTTTCATTTTAAATCCTCCTATTTAAATGGTATCTCCTGGTCTATATGTGCTGCAAACTTAGCATAAACTGTCGCCTGCATAATGTCATCAGGAGTATCGTGATCGTATTTAAATCTTCTTAATCTATCTGAATACTCTCTTGTTAAAGCAGTGTAATCTTCATAATATGCCCTGTCGTCAGCTTCTTTTCTTTCCATGTACTCAAAGGGTGGGAAGATTAACTGCTGGTTCTGGATTGGAAATATGACAGAATCCATAGCTTTGGTTCTATTGGTTACATACATTATTTGTTCCGGTTTCCAGTTCCAGGTTTGTTTCTGATTACCACTATGATAGATTTCCCAGACCTTGTCATAACCACCTATTCTCCTTTGCAGTCTTAAATTTTCCTTATGACCGGCGCCATGGTCGCAGGCCATAATGTTGCATCTGAAACGGTGATACATTTTTTCTAATTCATCTAATACATGGTCAGGATCAGCGGATTCTTTGTGATCGAATTTTTTAATATGTACTACGTGAAATTTGCCGTCTATGAAACCTCCAACGACTGCCGCATTAAATGAACCTTTGTTTTCTCCCCAGTCAACCCCCATATATAATGGGTTTTTCTGGGTTTTATCAAAATCTGCTTTTTCAAGCCAAAATCCTGTACAGGTATTTTTTATTTTAGAAATTGAAATAGGTTTATCGGCCGAGTCATAACTTAAACCAAAAACCTCATTGTATAATTTATCTTCAGGATACTTCAAAAATTTGTCATAATAAAATTTTTCCCATTTCTTTGGTTGAGTTAATCTGCCGGTTTGCAGCTGTGATATATGGAAACCTGCTGTTCTATTTTCCGGTGCTAAAGAATACCATTGACCGTTTCTAGTATCTATTGGTTTGCCACAGTTTTTGCAGACTAAACCTTTTTCGGTAACCATCTTTTCTGGCTCTGTATCCATACGGTTGTATGTATTACAGGACTTACATGGCACTATCCAGATGTTTTGGGTAGACTGCTGCCACAACTTCTCTAAAGGATTGTCAAAAGTTTTCGGGGTACCACAGGCGGCGAATATCTGATATTCACTTGCTGTTAGAGTCTCTTTTAAGACTGGTATGTTATCCGAAAGCATGTCCTGGTACTCATCAATATTTAACATATCCCCAGACAATCCACGCATAGTGTCAGCTGTATGGTAGGCATATCCCAAGAATATTGTGGCATTATTAATTAAAGTTTTTTCAAAGACTTGGTCGGTGGTTGTTTTATCTAAATAATATTTTTGTATAAAATCTGATGATCTGATTGATTTCCTTAATCTATCATTTGAAAATCGTCTCGTCTGTTTCGAAGTAGGTGAAACATAAATCGAACGAAAGTAAGGTATTAAAGATGAGTATGTAATGTGTCTGTTGGATAAAGTTGTTGATTTCTCTACTTGACGAGCTGTTCTTAAAACCAAAGATGAATAGAGATTATCATAAATCGGATAGAGGTACTCCCTCCAATTCCACTTTCTACCTGGTCTTTCATCTTTGAATTTAAATTTCTGCCCTTCGATGGGTATAAATGCTTTAGTAAAATCGGATGGTCTAACTGATAACTTCTTTTTCATCTAAAGTACCTCCTTTTTTAATTATACTATATATCCTCTATCTAAGCAAAATGATGAAATTTTAATCGCCTAAAGTGTTATAAGTATAGTGAAGGGAAGAACTAAGACTAAAAAATTAAAGGAGGTTTTTTGAAATGTTTTACTTATACTACTTAGGAGTTATCGTGGCAAGTTTGTTGGCTACTGAATTAATGCCAGAAGCGATGTCTAATGCGGAAGAAATTGTAGGTGATGATGTAGAAGAAAGTGATGAGAAAATATTTAAATTTATTTTGATTTGTACAATGGCTATATCGGTGTTGCTTAGTTGGTACACTGTTGGTGGGTATTTATTAAGGAGATTAAAATAGGAGGATTTAAAAATGCTAACCAAAGAAGAAATTGAAAACTTATTATTAATTAACAATGAAGATTTAGATGAAGAAGTCTCAAAAGAAACACGAGAGTTGATAGATAAAGTAGAAAAGGAATTGGAAGAAAGAGGTTGTGATGATATTTATCATGACCTCGTTACTGAGTTATTAATCAAGACACAAGACGAAGCCTATAAGATAGGTCTTCGTGATGGCAGTCATTTCGAGGAAATCCAAACAAAATTAAAAGGAGATGTTAAATAATGAAATTAAATAAAAAAACTGCTGACTTTGTATGGGGCGAAGGTAAATTGGCTTGGATTTGTTCTAAAAAAGATAACTCCTGGTGGAAAAAAGGAACACCGTTGGAAGAAGAAAATTATGTTGTTATTAAAGATGGCGATGATATTATTTTTGAGACAATTAAAGATTTCAGGGCAAACTACGAAGAAGCGTTCGCAGCCGATGAAAAACATGTAGTAGAATATGGAGATGTTATTATTGAGCACACTTTGTGTAAAGAGTTCCACGACCCATTATTTAAAGCGATAGATATAATAGAGGGGGCTTTCACTGTTGAAGCTTCTCCTGGAAAACTGGCAGAAAGGTTATACAAAATAGAATTCCCCAGAGGTGTAGCTACTTTGGAAATCGGAAATCAAGTTATCCTAATTAATTCATTTGAAGATGGATTAGACAGGGTAACTTTATTTAATCACCTAATAAATCAAGCTGGTATGAAGTATAACCTGTCAGCTGATGAGATTGGTAGATACTCATTAGTGCCACCGTTGAAATGGGAAGTAATGGGATTCGATGTTGAGATCAGACCAGTGTCCGATGAGATTTATAAAGTGTATCAAGGTCTGAAAGAAGATATTGAAAAAGCAGCAGATGAATTTGTAAACAAAGACTTAGACTTCAGTGTTGATATCTGTTCGGAATTCATGGGTATTAACACTGTCGACCTTTCCACCAGAGAAGGTCGGGTTGGCATTATCTATAACCTATTGTCAATGATATATGGACCTAAAGGTAGTCGGGATAAGATTATGAATTTGGATAAGAAATATAATTTTGAAGGCAAATTTGAATTAAAGGAGGATTAACAATGCCAGAACACAAGAAAGCAGCAATTAGTCAATTAAAACAAATCAGAAACACCGGTGAATTTAATATGTTCACCGGTTTCAGACAGGTAATGCAATATGCCAGTGAACAGAATATGTGTTCACTGGTTTCATATGTAGAAAACGATAGTCAAAAATATGTGGAACTTTTACAGGAGGTATAATAATGGATAAGTTAATTGAATTAAAAAATGAACTGAAATCATCAAAATTGAAAAGAAAAAGAAATAAAAAAAGAGATGCCCCAAGACATCTCCTTAATTGGTACAATGGTTATATAGATGGTTTAGAAAGAGCAATTGATATTTTAAAAAAGGATTAGCAATTTTAAAAATTAGGAGGTAATGTAAATGGAACGCTATAAATTAATCATAAAATTAGACGATTTAGAGGACGAAGAGATCTTTGTGGATATCTCTCCTCACGCTAGAAAGAGAATGGGTAAAAGAAGCATTGATCCAAACAGCATTTACGGGTCGATACTATCACTCGGTGAAAGACTGCTTGAATTTAAAAATAACGAAGAATTTATCATAACTGACTTTTTCCTAGATGAGGCCATAGTCTTTGGCATTGGGATTGAAGACTTCGATATCGTAGTAACCGTTATCACAGTGCTACCTACAGCACATGTGTACGCTAAGCAAGGTCAGACAGTAATAAACATCGACGACTTACTATAACCAAGTTGAAGGGTGGTGTTAGTAAGCAGTTGATACACACCTGGGAGCTTCTTCCCTTCAACTTCCGGGTAATTACCGATAGGAGAGGCGCTTTTCCTCTCCTATTTTTTATCCCTTATTTTTTTAGGGTGGACTAGTGGATCAGGGTGGACCTCGTTATATGAGGGTCCACCCTTTGTTATCCCTGTTGTGTCGGCATTAAGTGGATTGGTGGACCTAAAAGTGGAGATATCAATAAATATAAAAA